GTATCAGTAACATTATCTTTAAGTAATAATCTTTTAGCAGTTCCTTGTCCACCATCATTAAATGTTGACCCAGTGAATCCAATATTAACAATATTAAACACATATTCATCACTACCAAAAGTATCGTCACCCAAGGAATAAACTTGATGTATATCAATAATACTACTACCAGTATATCTAAAATTAGAACTAACTTGAAAAAATTCACCCACGCTTAATCCGTGTTTAATTGGACTTCTAAACTCAATAATATTTCTACCATTATAAGTTGAGTTTTTAATCCCAAATGGGATTCCATTACTTACAGTCCAATTTACTGTAGGATAAAGTGGTGTTGGGTCGTTTGGAACTTTAAATGTTGCTTGTAATTGTTTACTATAGTCATTTTCAAACGCGTAACTTATAAAGAAATTCCAATTATAACTTGATGCACTCTTTGCGACAAAATTAATATGTGGTGGTGTTGAACCTGATGTTGTTGTATACCCTGATACATTATAATCATTTCTTATAAAATCAAATTCATTATATAATGGAAATCCACCCCAAGGAAAATTTGAATTTGGATTACACCTTTGAATTACAGTTTCTTGAGCATTAACATAATATAGATTTTGTTCAAATGGTGGATATGGTGGGTTGCCAATTGTTTGACCACTATAAGCATTTTTGAATATTATTGAGAATTTACATGTTGGTCTAAATTTATTTGAGGATTGTCTTTCATCTTGAAATACTTGTTCCAAATTTATATTAGAAGTTCTATCATACTCAACTTGTTGTTTTTGTGTTTCTTCTAACCCAAGTTGAATTGATAAATCTGTATTTGGTGACCCCTTATATCTTAAAGAACCTAAAACTATTCTTGTATCATTAATATTCCCCATCTATTCAGTTATGTTTTCAAAATTTATCCATTTTTTTATAAATCTATCCCAAGCTGTTTTTCCTTTTTTTAATCCAAAATAAAAATAAAATGGTGAACCTACTGTAATTGTATTATCTGGAGATGAATTACGTTCCCAAGAATTTATATCTGGATTATATTCGTTAGTTGTACTATTATAAGAATAGATATAACCTTTATCATCTCTACTATATGTACTAGTATTTCTAAAGTATCTTGAACTAACGTCTAATCTATTCAATGATTGATATTTTTTATAAAAGAAACTTCCATCATCTATAGTATTCGTGTACCAAGTATTACTTTGATTACCAAAAATATTATCATACTGATTATTATTTTTATTTATTTCCCATTGATAGAATGGTACTTCTTGTGAATAAACATAGAAATTGTCAAATGCACAATTATTACTAGGGTCAACCAATTCATTAATAATATTTCGTTTAGGTGATATAAAATCTCTTGTTTGAGAATCTGATGAGAAAAATATACCAAAAATAGCATTATTACTATTAGTGTCATTGAAATAAATAGGGTCTTGTCCACTAGGTATTGGTAAATAATTTGATGATTCAAATTCCACAACACCTAATTCTGAACTTATTGATATCATTTGAGCGTAATCACCATCAACAAATCCTTTATAATCATCTCTACTATCAAAATATTTTGTAACATTAGCTCCACCACCACTTATTAACGATTGAATGAAATTAAGATTTACCAATCGACTAATAATTAATAAATTTAGAATTTCTGAAACATCTTTATATGTTGTTTCGGATAATCTATCCATAACATATCCATCAAATTCATTTGAAAAAACTAACTCTTGTGTATAATTTGTTTTTGGGCCTAAATCAATTATTGTTGTTGGAAACTTAAGATTTTTTTTGTTACCTTTATATAATGGATTAAGTGGTGGTGCACCAACAAATCTAGGAGATAAACTAGTATTACCTAAAAAGTACGGACTACTTCTATAATAAAAATTATTAGTAGGATGTAAAATTATAGTATCTTTACAATAAACACTTATAGGTTCGTTGTTTATATTAAATCGTTTATCATTTTTAAATGAAAACGCATACAATGTTCCATTTATCCAATTATTTGTAAACATATGTGACCATACATTTCTACAAGCAGCAAATGTTATTTGTAATCTATTAGTCCATTCATTTAATAATTGAAAGTCTTTAACTAGACTCAACACTGGAACTGTTATTAATACATAACAACCATTTTCCATAATTGGTGTTTGATTTAAACCATTATCATAACACGCATTTGGTGGGGCTATCACATCAATCTCACTATTATTACTTTCATAACAACCTAAAGGAACTAATTTTGAACAAGAAAAAGTACTTAAAATGGATATTCCAGGAGGTTGGTCATCTAAATTCTGTAATTCACTACTAAATGTTGGTGTTCCCAATTCTGTGGTCGAACTAGTACCAAATACACCAACACCTGAAGTTTCATCATCACTAACAAAATAAACGGTAAACTTTGGATTTGAGAACAATGGAAAAGTGTTTTCCAAATCTTGTATATAAGATGTAGATGTTGGAAGCCTATCTGACCTCATAACAATCCGTCCTGAACTTACCATTGTATTAGTATAATTATAGTTTGAATTATATAACAAATAAGATGGTGCATAATAATATGATACACCTTTAGGTCTGTCATCATTTGGATTAAGATTAGGACCCAAATTACATGGATCAATACCATTTAAACATAGTATTTGATTCATATAAGAACCACCTTCAACAATTTGGTTAGACCAGTAAGAACGATAAAAAATATTTGGACTTCTATGTTGTATTTTCTCGTCACCATTTAGTATCGCTCTTTGTCTTGTAAGTAAATCACCTCCATTAATTCTTCTAAATTCAACTTGAAATGCGTTTTGAAGTTCCTCAGTTGAGAAAGGTGGTGTCACCCCATTTCCATTTCTAGACCCATAATCTCGATTTAGTTTTAAATAAGGTATTGGGTCTGGAATTGTAGGACTATTATTAGATGTTACATTTAATCCTATAGAATTAGTTAAATAATTCCAAGGTGTACTTTTATCTAACAACGAATAATAATTAGGTAATTTAGAATTAAATGGAATAAAACCATTTTGTCCACCTATTGTTGGTCGATAGTGATAGGATTGGTAATATAAATATTGATTAGTTGTAGGGTCAAAACCATCAGTATTAGGATTGTGTCTTGTGTTTTGTATACCTCCATTAATTGGGATGTTTAGTTTATAATTATCACCTCTAATTATAAATTTACCACCATCATAATCGGGATTTATTCCACCTGGATTATAAAATGGGTATACAATATTACCTAAAATTCTATTGTATATTACCGAACCTCCTATAATTCCAGATAAATCATATTCAACTTCACCTCTAGTTGAGTATGGGTCAACACCTCTTACTAAAAATACTAACCCTTGTTCTGCAAAATTATTGAATGCCAAAGCTGGGCTAATTCGATAAGTCCCAACATCTCCATCACTAAAATTATTACGAATAAATTCATTTTGATTATTCATCGTAACAATATTAATACGCGTAAATAACGCATGTGTTAATGTTCCTGGAAAATTTCCCCAAAATAATCCTGGGGGTGAATTTAATGAATCTTGTTGTAAATCAATGTCATCATATCCATATATGTCACCAATTGTCATTGCTGTTATTACTTGGAAATATTCAATATCCATTGGATATTTAGCATACTGAGCATCATCAACACCTTGGTCAATTTGATATGTCGTTGTATTGTTACCACTACCATCAAATCTAGCCCAATCAACATTTATTGAATTATTATTTTGATTTATAGTAATTCCAGTTGTTGCATTATTACCGAATTGATTTGTTGTTGAACCTGTTATATTTGGGTCAGTTGATAGCTCAGAAGACTGAAATGTGACTAATGCCCCTGCGGTAAATTCACTTAATTTTTCAGGTTTTACCATTAAAAGCATCACATTATCAAAATGATAAGGTGTATTAACACCAGTTGTTAACCAATCACCTAGTGTTGTACCTGCTGTTCTAGCGTATCCATTTAAAGTTGGTCTAAAAGATACTCTAATTCTATTACCACCACCCCAAGGATTATAAGTATTTCTTACATCAATATTAGTTTGAGGGTTTAAATAATCCTCCCAAGTGTTAGATAATGTCCAAATTTTTCTTAACCCACCATCATAATATGCAGATTTTAAATTAAATAAATTTAATCTTTCAAAGATAGGAATACTTGTTGTAAATATTTTTTTATTATTACCAATATCTTGCATTTGTGGTGCAAACGTACTAGGTGATGGTAATCCAGGATTATATGGTTGCCCTGTAACCAAAAGTTGTTCTGAAAAGGTTAAATAATTTGCGGGATTTGTATTAGGGTACGTTGACCCCACGTATGAACCATCAAGATTTATTGCGTAGTCACCAAATTGACCAAAATTATTACCATCTCCAGCCCATAAACCAGCGGGTCTATTATACTGACTAAACGACCATAATGGCGTTAAATAACCATCCCTTAATAATTCAGTATCAACTGCCACTTGAAATTCACTTGGAGCAGGTCCTGTCGCTTCACCCCCTTCTTTGCAACTACATAAATCACAATCAGGATAAGATAAATTTGGTAATCTTAAATTGGCAATTCTTCTCCAAAATGGAATAAATAGAGCAGCTAAAACACCTGCAAGTAAATGTGAGACAATTAACAACAGATATAAAATAGGTCTTGCAATATACAAAAGTATGATGAATAACAAATATACTAAATCAAATCTATATGCGGCATCATTTGTTGGGAATTTTACATTATCACTCTCGCATGTTTCATCTAATATATTCTTAATTGAAATAATTCTATTCTGTAGATACCCACTTCTATATTGGTCAATTAATTGTGATACACTATAGACTTTATTATAACTCATTAAATAAAAATAATCCTCACAATCAATGGCAACTTGTGGGTCAACATAATCATTCCAATCTAAACTAAAAGCATAAGATTTAAAAACGTTTGGGTTTGGATTTGGTACTTGGAGTGGGTCAGAACTCCCTGAAGAATCCCACCCGTATTCTCTAATATTTGGCACTAAAAAATATGCTCTTTTAATTGGTTCTGATAGTTTTGGTGATTGATTCCATTTAATTTTAAATCTATATTTTCCTCTAGTAGGAATACCAATAGTGGGGTCATTAGATAATACTCTATCCCCAAATTCATTAGTAAACACATAATCCAAGTTCATAGGAACATCAACAAGCCAAGTTCCATTTTCATCAATAACTTGACCACCAGATTCTAAATCAAATTGTTCTAATATTGGTAATCCTTGATTATCCAAAGATATTGTTTGTCTTATTGCCAATATTTCACCAGCACCAGCTACTAAATTACATAATTCACCTTGTTTTAGTTTTGATTTACAATTTGATTTTTGAAATTGTTCATCTGATGATGAAAATATTGACCCCATAAAAATTGCTGTTGGTGTAATCTCAATATTCACTTCCCCACTTACATCAAAGTCAGTTCTTGTTATACCAATACTACAAACTTCAGGTTGTCCCCAAAATGGGTCAACATTTATTGTTCTATTAAAAGAAACTATTTGGGGTAAAGAATTCAAGTTACTAGATGATTTAAAACTAACTCCAGCGACTTGGGATTCCGTAGCCACACCCATTCTAATCAAATCTTGTGGTGATAATGAAAATTCACCAATATCTGATAAATCAATGTCAACGTGAATTGTTTGTGACCCTAATGGAATACCAAATAACATATAATCACCACTATCATTTGTTTGGGTGGTGAACTTATAATATTTGTCATAAACTTCAATAACGTTATTATCAACTAAAGCATCCTCTCTATCAGGAAAACTACCAGTTGGAACGTGAGCACTATACGATTTTGTATAAGGTAAAAGATTATACCTATATCCATCTTCATTAACTGATGATAATGATTTATAAGGATATAATGTTGATATTATTGGATTATTTTCATCTTGTTCTGAGAGCGGAATAAAAATAGATACCTTACAATTTGGTAATCCAAATCCATTGTTTATTGATATTCTACCAACAATAACACCATAATCCGAACATTGTCTATTATAGATTTGGTCTGATAAAATCTTAAGAGAAAGTATCTCTAGTTGTTCAAAATCTTGGTCTAATAATATTTTTACGGATTTATCAACCCCAAGTTGGGTTCTTATTCTATATGAATTTGACATTAAATTATCTTTTTAAATAAATACTTTATTTGACTTTTTAAAAAGATAAATCAATAACTGGGGAAATAAATTATTACGAGAAATTAATAGTTTTAAAATTCTTAACCCTTACATTAATATCCTTAGTCGCAAATCTAACTTGATATGTTTGACTAGGTTCTGCAAATATAGTATCGTCCACTAATTCAATTTGTTTAGTTTCACTATCCAAATATCTTTGTGATGTTTGAGATGAAGAATATTGACCTCCAACCTTATTAAACGCTTGGATTTCCGCTACGGCAATAATACCATTTTGAGATTGAATTATTCTTCTTATTTCAGATACATTAACATTTTGACCCATTTCTCTAGTTTTAGGACTCATATATTCATTAACACTATCAACTATTTGTGCTATTACAGCACCTTGATTTTGACTATTATCTAATACAACATCAATATTAAACGCTAAATCAATAACATTTGCAGATTCTATTGATATGTAATCATTTAACATTCTATAGTTAGATAAATAATTAGCAATATTACTTTTTAAAGTATTTGATGTAATTTCAGTTAAATTACCAGATTCATCATAAGATAAAATCTTAATTTTAATTTTGTTATTTTCTTCAGTTATAGATGCTTTAGCTGGAGCCCCAAATTGGGATGGCATTGTTCTAATTATTGACTCATAATCATTAATTGTAACCGCTCTATTTTGTGCCGCAAAATTAAACGAGACCAAATTTCTAACTTCTTCTGTAGTTGGGTTAGGTGCACCACCAATTGCCGCTGTTACATTGTTACAAGACAAAGAATTTATAACACTTGTATTTACAGAATCAGAAGGTCCATTAACGAAAAATGAAACAGTACCGATTTGATTTATCACATTAACACCTAAATTACTAGTAGTGCCTCCACCAATTCTATATTGTACAAATAATGTAGTATTTGCTTTAAGAGTACTTCCCAAAGCAAAATTATTTGAATACTTATATAAATCTAATTTATACCCATTCCTAGCAAACTCTCTTAATTGTTCATCCGCTGATTGACTTCCTCCACCAAATGTCATTTTCAAAAACCCTTCTGGTGTATATTCAGTAATAAACTTACTTGTTGCTGTAATATATTTACCAACTTTAATACCTGGATTGTCGGCCACTTTAGTAGGGTCTTCAATAAAAACTCTTTCTTCGGCTAAAGCCTTAACTTCATACCATCTGTTGTCCAATCCTAAAAATTCTTGTACAGATGGAATATTCGCATATTGAGTACCATCTTTTAGTAGTACACTAGTAACACCTAATACATTTCTTTCAGGTAAAAATAATTCAAAAAATGGTTTAACATCATTTGGTGTTACAACACGTTTGAATACCTTTGTTATACCATTTACCACCGTTTCCCTCTTGGTGATGGTATAATTTAATAATCGGTTATTTGAATCAAAATTGGGTATTTTTAATCTATTGGGGAAACCTTCGGCATTGACTGCGGATGCAAAATCAATATCATACACAGTTTCAAAAACTTGACCAGCACCATTGATTTGCGCTCCTCTTCTTAGAATACCACAATATCTTAAATCTTCTCTATCACCAAAACCATCAACTGTAATTGAAAAATCAACTAGGGCAACTGAAGGTCTTTGTCCTGGAATTTTAAGTCCATAAGTTTTGGCAATATTAAAAATTGATGACCTTTGTTGTGCAAATTGTAGTACCGTTTCTTGAATACTCCTATCAATATTAAATTGTAGGTTATCCGATACCGCAGCATTTAAATCTAATAACGCAGAAAAAATGGAAGCATCATTAAAATTATCAATTAAATCAGGATAATATGTTCGTGTAAAATTTATTAATTCAGTTCTAATTGACTGAAAATCTCTAGTTGTATATGATATTTTTTTATTAGCCATAATATTAAATATTGATAATTATAAAATCACTTGAGTTAAATGCTGTATCAGTAACCAAGTAATCTATTTTGATTTTTGCTGTATGTTCAGCCTGACTAATACCTGGTACAGTAAAAACTCTTTCATTGTTGTCGTTTATATACGTACCCTTATCTTCCTCACCTTCAGAAGCTGGATTTATTGTTATATTTGTTATAGTCAAACCTGGCAAATATTCACTAACTGAATCTCGTATTTCTGCTTCCAAATCAGAGAATGTTGGTCCATCCATAGGTTCAAATATATATTCATATAATCTTGTACCAAAATTAGGTAAATAATATCTCGTACCTTTCCTTGTTAATAAAAGGTGAATTAAATTACTTCTAATTTCGTCATCAGTTGTTTG